AGCCGTCTTTGAGTCCTTGGGTAATCATCTCCTGTATCTGTTCTTGGGTCAGTCCGCCTAGGGATTCAAGAGTGGCTTGTGCCTCCGTGATCAGAGCTTGTATTTCTTCTGGAGTTAGGTTTCCACCTGTAGCATCAGCAATCATTTGTTCTATTTGTTCTGGGGATAAGCCGTCTTTAAGCCCTTGGGTAATCATCTCCTGTATCTGTTCTTGGGTCAGTCCGCCTAACGATTCAAGAGAGGCTTGTGCATCCGTGACCAGAGCCTGTATTTGTTCTGGGGTTAGAGTTCCGCCTGTGGCTTCAGCGATCATTTCTTGTATTTGTTCTGGAGTCATTCCATTAGCCAGACCCTCAGTAATCATTTTTTGTATTTCAGCTTCGGTTAGTCCACCTAGAGCCTCAAGAGACGCCTGTGAGTCTGCGATCATCTGTTCTATTTCGGCCGGGTCCATAGGACCGCCATATTCCTCAATCATTTCTAGCACAGCTTCCGCACTCATGCCCTTAGCAAGTCCGTCATCAATCATCTGTTGAACCACGTCTGCCGTCATATACTGACTCAGGTCCGTGTTAGGCATGAAATCCTCTCCCCATAATTCCATGGCATCGCGTATTTGATCGTCTATATTAAAACCCTGCATGGCTGCTGCTATGGCTGCGTCCATGTCTCCTGTTTGAGCGTACCCACTTAAATCGGGCCCTTCTTGTCCGGCAATCGCTGCGTCGATCATCTCTTGGATGTCCCCTGTTTCAGCGTAGCCGCTTAAATCGGGTCCTGTTTGTCCGGCAAGCGCTGCTTCAATGGCTTTCTCTATGTCTCCCTGTTCAGCATAACCGCTTAGATCGGGTCCCGCTTGTCCGGCAAGCGCTTCTTCAATAGCTTTCTTTACATCCCCTGTTTGAGCATAACCGCTTAAATCGGGTCCCTCTTGTCCGGCGAGCGCGGCTTCAATGGCGGCATCTACATCCCCTGTTTGAGCATAACCGCTTAAATCGGGTGCGGCTTGTTCGGCGAGCATTTTTTTGACTAAGGCTTGAATTTCTTCGGGACCCATTCCTTGAGAAAGAGCCTCATCTATCATAGCCTGAATTTCATCAGCCGAAGGGCCTCCTTGTGGGTTCCCAATTTTAGGGGCTTTATCCTCTTTAGCCGGATCATATAAAGGATCATCAAAAGGGTCTTCGTAAGCAACTGGCATTATTTTCCTTTGTTTTTAGCTTGTTCCATTTTCTCACGGGAGATAGAGGCTCTGAGCGCTGCGATGTCTTCTTGGCTTCGCATCTTCTCTTCGTCGGTTTCTTCCCGTACTTCCATCTTTTCTCGCTCAAGAGCTAGTTTCTCTTCAGCGATACGTTTATCGTCTTCGTTCTCTTGTGATCTTATCATAAGTTCCTGTTGTTTCAATTCCAAGACACCCTCGTTATCTTGAGGAAGGTTCATTACTTCATTGATCCTCGGCATAAGTTCTTCCAATAAACTTGCTTCCACCTGTGCCTTGAGTTCTTCTCTTTGTGGGTTAGGTGGCATAGGTTGTGGTGGCATGCCGCCTTGTTGAGCCATCATTTGTTGTTGCTGCATCATCTGTTGTTCTTGCATTAGCTGTTGCTGTAATTGTGGGTCTTGTTGCGCCATTTGTTGTAGTTGTTGTTCGGCTATCTCCTCTGCTTTAAAAGCAATGTGTTGAAGAATATCTGCCAATAAAGAGGTGGCTACAGGAGGGTTCATAGACGCCATCGGGTTTTCTAAAAACGTAATATGTGATTCGATGTGCGCATCGTGATCCTGTTCCGGGAACGCCTGCAAAGGGGCGCCCATCAAAGCTGCTGCATTTTCCAGTGCCGGACTTGTCGGTTGTGGGGGCGGTGGATCAGGTAAGAGTAGCGTTTCAATGTTCTGTGAACCAAGGGCCGTGTACATTCGACGATAGGACTCTTTAATGTTGTGTATGTCCGGGTTGCTTTGCACCAGTTGCAGTTCTTGTTGCGCGAGCGAAATTCGTTGGGCAAAAGAGAAAAAGTTGGGATCAGAGACCGGAATAACATCAACACGACCATCAAAGTCTTGTTGCTTGATCATTTGGTCTCCACCAACTACTTGATAAGGATACTCTGGTGGAAGGAACTCTGAGAACACTCTGGCTAATATTCTAAATTCTGTTTTTTGCGCATAGTGCAGTCGTTTGTGGACCGCGGACATGACCTTGGTCCCCTGTTCCATAAGCGCTAAGGTGGTACCGACTGCCGCTTGATCGTTGCCCTCACCCACTTGCATGTCGGTGATAGCAGCGAAGCGTTGTCCGGCTTCAACACAAAAACCCATTAATTGAAATAACGTGCCGCTTGGTTCTTTATAAGGTAGGGGCATCAAGGAATCTTTTAAGGCTCCGCCGGGTGCGTCTACGTCTCTAAATTCTCCGGGTTCTAAAGGCGTTTCATCGTCTCTTATTCTTATGCCCCGAGCTTTAAAACCGGCGGGGAGATTGGACAGAGTTCCTGCGTCTATGAGTTGTCTGAGGGCCGCTGTTGCGGTTCTGGAGAGTCCCCCGATCATGTGAATTAAACCAAAGCCGTAGAAACCCAGTCCTGGGAGAAATTTGTAGTGTACAAAATAGGTTATTTTGTGTCTAAGTGGATCGTCTTCATAATAGTTACGTCGAATGGATAAAACCTGACTTGAGGTTCTATCAATAGTGATAATAAACGGCAGATGTAACCCATCAGGGTCTTCAAAGCCGACCAGTTCCATGGCCACATGAAACTCCAGAAGTTCATACATCATGTCGTTGCCCGAACCGCTAATGCCTTCCAGCTCTTCTACTTTGTCTTGGGTAGTGGTTTGAGTGGTGGTGTAGGTTGGGGTAATTTCAATGTCTCTATAAAATCCGGACAACTGTTGAGTGCGGATTTCGTTGTAGGTCATCTTTACAATATGCGTGATTCTTGTGCAGGTTTCCAGATCGCTGGCCGCGTACGGCACCACTAAATCTTCGACCGGAACAAAACGGCTCACGGCCCGTTGAAGGTTGGTGTCATAATAAACTTTCTTAAACGCTGATCCGGCAAGGGGTAAATAGAACAACAATTGGTCCATTTCCGGTGTGTATTCTTCCATCACACAAGTGATCTCGTAGTTCATAAACTCCCGCACACGATCAGCTTGCGCTTCTACTTCAGGGGTCGCCAGACCGAGGACCTCGGTTTTTACCGGGCCTTGAGCGGGCAGTAGTTCTTTAAAGGCTTGGGCTTGAAATTGAGTAACGGATTCAGCTAATAATGGGTGGGTTACGCCACTTGCACCAGGGAACGGTCGATCACGGTCTTCGTATTTAAACCCGAGAAGATCCAGTCCTTTAACGTAAGCGTCTTCCCATTCGTCCCGACTCATACGATCTTCTTCGAAATCACCGAGCAATTGGGCAGCGACTGCTCCAAGTTCGGATTCATCCATGTAATCAGCTAGGTTGGCGTCAAAAGGAATGGTGTCCTCAACGTTCATTTCATCGGGCATGTAGTCAAGAACGGCACTGCCGTCTTGAGCAAAATTAACTTCTACATCGCCGTTTTCCGGGACGGGGGCGTCAATTTCAACTTCTTGTCCCGCTTCGACATCCAAATCAATCAGGTCCGTGACCCGATCAATGTTAGTCGGTTTATTGATTTCCTCGAACGCCATTTAGTTTTTTAAAAAACGCCCGTAAAGTTGGTGCCTCTTTCAGCCGCTCCACCGCCTCTGGACTTGCCTTTTCCGGCGCCGGGCTGTGGTCCTTTGGTGGTTTTCATTTTTTTGGTTTTTGCATAAGGAACAAAGCCTTGGTCTTTTACATCTAGGCCTTTAATGATTTTAGGTGCTTTCGCCATTTTTTCTCTCCAGATTTATACTGTATCAGTTTATAGAACTTTCAGGGTCTTCGCAAATTAGCTTTGTAATTTGTGATAAGTCCTCCCAGTCCTTTTTTGGGTATTTGTTTTGCTTCCCATTCTAAATAACGATCGTAGTCTGCTTTTCTTACATAGGTTCCTGTTGACTCATCAGGGGCAAAGTTTCCCATTCTTTCGTACCAAGACTTTAGTTTGTCTGTTCTGCTTTTATGAAGGTTTGGATTAAAGGTGTCTGGTTTTTTGGCCACACGTTCTTTCATATTAGCTACTTGTTTAGCAAATTTATCCGAATAAGGCGTGCCTTTCATGGTTTTATCCAGTTCTGCGTAGTGTTTGGTTAATACCGCCTGCCTTTGTGTTTTCCAATTTGACATAAAACTAGGGTTCATGTGGACTTCGATGTTCAGTTTATCCAAGATAGGTCCAAGTTGTTTTATTGCTCTTTGTCCCCCAACCGGAGTATTAGAGCGTAATTGGCCCACATAGAAAGGGTTTTTGGCGATGTCTTGGGTTGTGTCCATAGTTATTTGCATCACTGCGTCTGCCATGCCGTCTTTACCACCGACTATTATGTCCATACCTAAATCAGGGTTTGCTGCGAAGCCTTGTAGGTCTTTTAGGTCGCCACTGGCGTGCGCTCTATTAAAGAAATAAACTTTTCCTTGTTCTAAAGCCTGTGGGTTATTGGTGCCCGGCTTAAAGCCTTTTAAGGGTATAAACCCTTCTGCTTTTAAAGCGTCAGTGGTTTTTTCCATGTTGTATAAAACGCCTTTTTTAGAAAGCTCATCCAGACCACCATAAAGTTTGTCCCTGGTGTGTCTAATATAGTCGTCCGCGACATCTTCTATTTTTTTAATTTTACTAGAACCAATTCCCCAAGGGGTTCCTTTTTCAGCCTTTAAGACTTGAGCTAGTTTTTTCTGTTCTTCCGCCTCTTGTAAAACCTCTCTGAAACTTTTTCTCTCCGCCCCGCCTACTGCCTTCGCTGTTTTAGGAAGCAGCCCTGCTTTAATGGCTTTTTCAATCTGTCTTTCAATAAACGGCACGCCTTTTGTCATGCCCATAATCCCCACTGACTTTGCCATCAGTTCGGGGTTAAGCAGGCCGCCCGTCAATTCTCCAAGTGTTTCCAGTCCGCCGCCTTCTCGCTCCAAGCCCATTTTCTCGGCAAACCATTCGCCTCCGCCCACAAGGTCTTCCGGGAACCACGGCTCGTCTTTCATGGGTCCTTCTCGGGGGGAGAAGCCTTTTTTAAGAACATGGCCCAGGTCCCTGGGCAGCCCGGCCAATAACGGGACGTTCCGAGCAAGGCCTCTGCCTAGCTGTCGGTATTCTTCTCTTCCGGGGGTGATAGCTTCATCGATGCCTCTCTGTCGGAGAAAGGCGCCTAATAGTTCTTTGTCTGTTTTTTCCTGCTCTGTTGCCATTAGTAATATTCTTTTCTAGGGGGCGTATACTCGCTGTCCATTAACTCATCTGATTCTAGCGCGATAAAGCCGCCTTGTCGATAACGCATCAGCGCTTGGGTGGTCGAATCCACCAAGTCGTCGTGGTCGCCAAAGGGAAAAGCAGCGCATTCCTCGATCAATTCGTCCGCCCAGCGTTTGTCCGGGGCCCAGACCATACCGGCTTCCAAAAGCGGGGAAACGGCGTTGACTCGGGCAATCTTGTCCTGGCCCTTGTTCGGCGAATAATTGAGCACCGGTATCCCGGTTTGCCGAAGTTCGTGAGTGAGCGGCATGCCGCTGGCTTTGGCCTCAACGATGACAATATCCGGTTCCCAATACTCGTATTGTTCAAACGCCTCGTTTTTAAGTTCCGGAAAGTTCCAACGCCCTTTACGCACATCCAAGAGCAGTAAATTAGGTTCGCCACCCTCATCAGGGTAGAACACGCACCAGGTGGTAATCGCTGAAAAGTCCGCGGTTTCCTTTTTCGAGAACGCGGTGTCGTAGCTTTGAATCACGAACTGCATGTTGGGCACCCGTTCTTCCTCCCAAATCTTCCACCACTCGCGTTTTAGGATCGCGCCCTCGTCCGAAGTCGGGTCCTGCATCCACTGGGCTTCCCATTTGGACACCGGGAGCGAGGCTTTGACCCCTTCTAATTCCGGCAAGGTCCAATATTCGGGCCATAAGGCGTCGCCACTGGGCATAATTGCGGGAAACTCCACCACTTCCCACTGATCGGCGTGTTCCTCACCCTGTTTGCTGAGCAATCTGCCGGTTAAATCTTTAGTGCTCCAGCGTGTCATCACGATAATAATAGCGCCACCGGGCTGTAGTCTTTGCCGTGGTCCTGAAGAATAGTATTCCCAGGCATTATCCAGCGCTGTGGGCGATAAGGCGTCTTGTTCCGAGTGAATGTCATCGAGGACCAAAATATCCGCTCCCCGACCGGTCACAGCACCGCCGATACCCGAATAAAAGGCCTCGCCGCCGCCGTTGGTTTCCCAACGTCCGGCTGATTTTGAATCCGGTTTCAGGGCCACGCCCGGGAAAACCCCTTGATATTCCTCGGAATCAATCAAGTCCCTGACTCGTCGTCCAAAACGAAAGGCCAATTCCGCGGTGTGTGTGATTTGCATGATCTTGAGCTTCGGATTGCGGCCCAAGGCCCATGACGGAAAATAAGTGGAGGCAAATTCACTCTTCGTGTGTCTGGGTGGCATGTTAATAATCAGGCGTTTTAGCTCTCCACGAGCCACTTGTTCGAGTTTTTCGGCAAAAATCTGATGGTGTCGCCCTTCAATAAAGTCAGGCCACATGTGGTTAATGTAGGTTAAAAAGCTCTGCTGACCTTCACGTTGCAAGGTCTTGATCTGCAACGCTTCTTGCAGTCCCAGTAGCTCTTTTGCGGCATCCGGATAAAGCTCGGACAGCTTTCCGGTGTCTATTTTAGTCGCAGACTTTGCAGACTTCAGTGTTGTCATCAACCAGTTCCTTTCTATCTAGGGTGTCCGCAACCCGACGTTGCAGCTCTTTGTCTCTAAATCCCCGATTATACCAGTATTGTCCTACTTTCTGGGGGGTTAGTTTTTTAGTGTTTTCAGACGCCATAGTGTCTCTCCTTAAAGCAAGTGTTTGATTTTACCATATTTTTTAGTATACAACATTTTTCCGGGGACCAGGGACTCCTAGAAAAAAATATAAAATTTTTTGAGGAAGGGACTCCTAACAAAAAAATGCCAAATTTTTTCACCTGAGAATTTGTATCTCGATCCTTCTCTTATAGTCAGACCTCAGGCGCGAGCGGTGAGCGGCAAGGAAAAGGTTTGAGCACGGAAAAGCTGGACGAATGTTGCGCAATAGGGTCTCCATAAGAAAAGCCCCCACACCTGAGTAGATGTGGGGGCTGTTAGGGGTTAAGGGTTAGCTTGTTAGTCTAATAGGACCATATAAGCTTCCGGTTCGTTATCTATAAACCAGTCTAATCCTTTACGAACCAGATCATATTGCTGCAACAATTCAGCTCCTTTGATTGTGTCATAGACTGCTATTGCATCTGGGGCAAGTGTGACTGTTTCCCCTGAATAGGGGTTAGCAACGTCCACCGGTCCTTTGTCTACTACTTTACAATCAAAGGGTAGTTTTCTTTCTAATTCAAGATTTAGTTGTTTCATTTTCATTCTCCTAATTGTTAATTGAGTACCCAATATACCACAGCTCCCATACACTGTCAACTATTTGATTTATAAGGTTTTATTGTGTGTGTCATGCAAGGGTAACATGCAGGAGCGGCGAGCAACTGTCCTACCCCCCGAGAACAATTAACAATTAGGAGAACTTGGGGGGCAGGCCCTACACTCGGACGAGCATAGGGATTAGATAGAAGGTGATAAAGATAACGACGGCAATAAGGAACCTGGCTACACTAGCCACTTAATCAACTGCATTATACAACTCGAATCTAAAGTAATTAAATAAGTCTTCCCATTCTTTATTCTTTAGCCAAGACTTTATCGTAGCAACGTCTTGCTTGGGCACTAACTCGTCTTCAAGCTGAAGATTAGCAACTTCAACTATTAATTCGTGTTTAATTTTCATGCGAACCACCCGATCAGGGCCACAAAGGCACAAAGCGTGCCAAACAAGGCAATTAATAGTCCGGAAAGGATCATGTCGGTAGTGGTCCAGATAAGATAGGCAACGTACGGTAAGCTAAGACCACCGCCCGTGGCAATGAGAAGGATGAGTATTTGTACTGTTTCGATGTTCATGCGCCGCCCCTTTTAAATTCCTTAGGCTCACCGTTTTCTAAACGCCATTCAGCTAAGGTCATTGTCTTACCTTCCAGGGTTCTAATTCGTTGTTTTCCCAGTACCGCATGAATAAACTGTAGGTTATCATATACCCTTAGTTCTTCAGTTAGTTTTTTAAATGCCAGGGGTAGTTCTAATTGTTGCATAAGGCCCTCCTAATAGTTAATTGAACCCCCAGCATATATGACAGGTCCCATAAAGTCAAGTCATGCGTCAAACTGTGACGCACCCCCTGGGCCTGGGGGTATCATGCAGGGGTAACAAGTATCATGCAGGGGCGACAGGCGAAAGGGCCAAAAACAGACGAAAAAAGACCGCGCACCCCGTGAAGGATGCGCGGTGGCCTCTGGTGTATTAATTGATACGGTCGTAGTCTCTTATTGGTGAAGGATGGCCATCGTCGATAGATATGAACATAAAAGGTCTACCTTCTTTTTCAAGGGCCTCGATTAATATACCAGCGTCACAATCCTCCTCAAGATAATAACTTTGTTTGTCTTGGTAAGAATAAGAACTGATATTATTAATATCTGCTATTTGGTTAAAAAGGGATTTTTTAACCTCAACCCAGCCATGAGCACCATCAGAATGATGAAGTAATTTGATTTGATTCATTTTGTTCTCCTAATTAATTGAACCCTCAGTATACCATGTGTCCCATATGGTGTCAACTCCTTGATTTTTGGCCCTTTTTTTGCTGTTTTTGATGTGTGTCATGCCAGGGTAACAAGTATCATGCAAAGGCGGCGAGCGGCTCACGGACAACGGACAAAGAAAAACCCCGCCCCCTGAATGGAGGCGAGGCTAGGAGAAAATCTAGTTATCTACCGCATTGATAGAGTTCTTCACACGCTTCATCTAGTCCAATACAGTCCACAAATCCCCACTGGGCGCGATCACTTCCCCAAAAACCATAGACGGTGTTATCTCTGGTATCAACGTAGATATTAGGACCACCACCAGCAACCAACAATTCAGCACCGTGATACGTGCCATCACTGCCGACAGTGTATTTAATATCATAAACGTTTTGGAGGTAATCATAGCCGTCAGGGTTGAAGTCGTCCGGCTCGCCCATCTCGTACCACCGTTCAAACTCGTCCGGCTCGCTGTCCGTTAATCCGTTGGTAATGTTCAAAGCTATGTTTTTAACCATGTCTTGTAACTCGTCTGCGGTGGTTTCTTTTGGTGGCTCTGGTTTTTTCTCTAAGAAAGAAAAGCTAAACAAACCATCAAAGGCTTGTTTAGGGCTATATTCAAATAAATTCATAATATACTCCTAGTTATTGAACCCCCAGTATATCATACGTCCCATAATATAATAGCTTTATTTTTAGCCCCTGGTTCAAGGTGTATCATGCAAGGGCAACAGGCACAGGCGACAAGTATCATGCACAGGCGACAGGCGAAAAAAATCCCCCGTCCGCGAATCACGGACGGGGGACTGAGCTGAGCTGAGCTACTAAGAGTATTTCTCTATGTGTTTTTTAAGGGCTCTAGTGAGTGCGAACCAATGCTCATCGGTGAAGATGTTCTCATCGAGCTCGCTAATAGCTATATGCCAGTCGGGTGCGTGTGTGTTTACACAAGCCACCTTTATTCTATAGTTAAGGTCAACTATTCTTGGTTTGTTATCTGTTTCTATGTTTTCAAATGTTAATTGTTCCATAGGAGTTTCCTCTTTAATTAATTGAACCCCTAGAATAACATATTTCTCCCATTATGTCAAATATTTAATAAGACTTCTCCCACACTAACATACTATACAATAATATGGGACAGATCACAAGTGGTAACGAGTCGAAAAATTTATCATGCACAGGCAACAGGCAACGGTCACAAGTATCATGCAAGGGCATCAAGCTCAGTCAACAGGGAATCACGGACAACTGACCAGTCGACAGGGGATAGGGTGCTGTATCGTGGAGGGGCATCAAGCCCTTGAGCCACGATCTGACGCACTTGCTCAGCGTGGTAGAGGTAAACCTCAGATTTTCGGGGTACTTTGTCAAAGACCCTCTTGACCAAGATGAAACAGGGAGAGTTTTGGTGTTCAACATGAAAGGCGATCTGGTGGGGAGAGAAATAAACTGCTCTACTTTTGGTTACTTTTAACTCAATAGTGAATATCTGTCCGCCTTTAGTAAAGCCCATTAAATCAGGAACACCTTTTGTTGCCCAAGATTCTAGTCGAACCCACTGAAAATCAGTCAGGTTATTTTTAACTGCCTTCCAAAAGTTTGTTTCCAGTTTCGCCAAAGTAGTTTTTCCTTATGGGATAAGTACTTGCATTGTATATACATTAGTGTAGTATATGTAGTAGGACTATTTTATATTATATTAACTTATTAGGGGAACAATTATGGAAATAATGACACTAGATGAAACCAACGAACAGGCAAGCGATTTAGCGAACGACATATATTTTCTTGTCATGGCTCATGTGGACAAAGAAAAGTATGTTGAGCCTGATCCCGATAGCGAAGATGGTGGTACAAGGAACACACCTAAAGGTAGGGAACTTTATTACGACATTGAAGATCTTTTAATGGGAAAACCCTCTCGTGGCAATATGTACTGGTTTACTGATGAGTAAGCCAACACCTATATTCCAAAGCCCTGAGTTGCAGAACATTCTGTCTCAGTTGGACAAACTGAGCAAAGCTGAATTAAACCTTGTTCAATTCATCATTCAAGGGCTTATCGAAGAACGACCAAAACTCACACCTGAAGAAGTAGCCGAGATCAACGAGAAGAATCAGAAAACTGTTGACGAGTTTTTCACTACAACGATTGAAAGAATCACGGGGGTGGGTAATGACTAATTTTGAAAAAGCCTATGAAATTTACACCGACAAAAAAGGTGGACAGTTTGCGGTTCACAGAGCAGTCGAAGATGGAACATTGAAAGCAGACTCATGGAAGTACTGTGATCCGTGTGAAATTGTTTCGCCTATTCATAAAAACTGCTGTTTAGTTTGTGATGAGGGTGTGGGTAATGAGATAAAAACTTGTATTGACTGTGGAAAAAGCCCCTTAGTTTTTGAAAGTGAGAACACAAAGGATGAAGAATACGAACCAGATCCCGAGACTGGTTATCCAAGATGTTTTTCATGTGATTTAAAAGCAAGCCCAACAAGATATGTTGAGGAGGTGTCAGATGATATTAGTTAGTATTGGAATCCAAGACGGAGAAAGAGAATATTCTGATTGGACTTATTACGAAAACTTTAATCAAACTGATTATTTAGAGGGAGAAATAACTGATAGAGAAATTTTATCTGAGTTTTTGGGGTTTAGTCTTACTGACGATGATTACTTTGATAAAGATAGAGAGAAGTATTGGAATGATACAAGTGCTGTTTGGGTAAGCAATGTTTTAAATATATCTGAACAGGACTTAAAAACTTTAAGACAATATGGAATTTTATATTAAGGGGAAGAATGATGAGTGAACCGATACTAGAAAAAGGAAAATCCTATTGGGCGCAATTTGAAACATATGGAATGGGGAACAGAAACATGTTCCTACATATGCCGAACAGTACTCTTGAGACATTAGAACAAAAAGCCTTTGAACAAGACAAAGAGGACGAATACTATGAGTATGTTGACGACAGATTCATTCACGAATATGCCGAAGATTTAACCGAAGGAACATTGGACGATATTCTTCTCGCTTGCATTGGTCATAACATGGGTTTTGAGGGCGATCCAACGGACTACAACTATGTCATCATAGACTTGGTAGATATTGATGAAATCATTGTCGAAAACGATAACTTTGACGAGCTTATGATGAAGTCTAAAACGGTCTGGGACAGAGGGACATATTGGGACAAACATTTAGAGGGGAAGAATGATGAGTGACAAAAGAAAATTTCCAATACTTGTTAAAACAGAAAAACACAACAGAGGTGCAAGCAAGCGACCAAACATAATTATTGAAGTCTATGAACACGAACCTGAAGTGCCAATGCCACAAACGGAGGAAGAATGGGACGAACATTTTATGAACCACGATGGGTCACACATACAAGGCAAATATTCTTACGCGGTGTATCGAGAAGGCGAAGAAGATCCTTTCTACAGCGATGGACACGATATTTGGGATATTGAAGGCGCATTGGGTTTAGCTTATCAGGACTTTAATAATGAGTGGGAGTGTGATGAGTTGACTGAGTACATACCGCCATTGGAGGTGTCTGATGAAGACTTATAGAGTAGCAATATGTTTAGAAGAAGGACAGGTTGTTAAGGTAAAAGCTGACAGTCCAGAACAAGCCGAAGAAAAAGCATATCAAATTGCAGAAGAGTTTGGAGGCACAGATTACCCTAAAAAACATCAAGCTGATTGTGTCCATAGAGATTACTTTGTCCAAGACGCAGAAGAGGTGTCCGAATGAGTGAAATAACCGACAACTTAAAACATTTCCTAGAGGTGCAACGCCTTCAGTTTGACCAAGCCAGAATACAGGCAACCAAACAAGCTGACGATTTAGGAATCACACAATTCGAGCCAAGAATGTATTTCATTCAACGGAGAATGGACGAGATTCTTGGTGTTTATTCAAGAAATAATTTTGAAGATTTTGGGGGACAAAAATGAGTGATAAACACGAAATAAAACGAATGGATTGGGAGATTAAGGAACTGAGAGACCATGTTTTTTATCTCAATAACATTCTGGAAAATGTGAAGGAGTGGTTAGACCAAGAAGCAGAAGGTCAAGAGGTTATTGATGAGTATGAAAGCGGTTTACGACCAAAATGCACAGACGGAACAGACGACATAATAGAAGGTCGGGTTGAGTCTGCTAATGCTTTACTTGAGCAAATTAGAAAATGGGAGGCAAACGATGAGTGAGCAAATGAGGGTTTGTATTTTGATAAAAAATTCCAAGTACGGCCACGACTATGAAGTTTATTCTGAAACTGAGGCTAAAACGGTTGACTTGGAAAAGGAACAGGAAAAATGGCACGACTACTTACGGTCTGACGGAACAGAACCAACTGAAGATGATTATGTTGATTGGTATGGTGATAGGACACCTTTTGTGGTGGTTGTCAAGGAGGTGTCTGATGAGTAAACCAATAGTTGAAATAACTTCTGATGACTTGCTGTGGATAGATTTCAAAGGCAAAGAAATAAGAATAGAACAAGACCATAACTTTAATGACGGAAAACTAATGATAACTGTTCATAAACCAAACGAAGATTATTATGCAAAATTATTAGTAGAGGAGGTGTCCGAATGAGCAATAGCGCAAAGGTTTCGTACGGAAGGGAAGGAAAAGGACGAGTGTTTCTTGGTTGGGGCAGAGGCACGTGTTCTTTTGAATTGGACGAACAGACAGGAAAACCCATAGAAGATAAATGGAGGTGTCTCGGCAGAGACAAAGAGCCTAATGTAAGCGCGTTGCTTATTAGTAGAGCAAAAGCTGTTCTCCGTAAAGAGCAACAAAAAGGAAAAACAGATGAGTGATGTTAGAAACAAGCCTTGCATGACGCACTATCCCGATTTTGACCATTACTGTGCGTCAAAGGGACAAGGGTGCAAGTATCATGGGACAGAACGCGATCCAAAACAACACTTTACTGGACAAACGGACAAGTTTGAGCAATCATTTAAAAAGATTTTTATTAACGAAGAAGAAAAATGACAGCGCTACAGGAACAACTCCCTTTATTTGAGAAAGAACAGACCCACTACACACAAGACCCGAATTTTAAACGTTTTGTACGAAACATGTTTGACGAAAACTGTAAGGAGAGAAGGGAACACG